ACAAGGTCGGCGTTTACCTTTGCGAAGGTGATGTAGGTGTAGGCGGGGTTAGCCGAGTAGTAACCACCGAGCGCAAGATCGATGGCACTCCCCGCAGTCCACGGAATAGTTCCGGTTACAGTTTGAGCACCGTTGAAAACTGAGCCGCAGCCTGAAACGGTGACAACATCGCCGACACTAAATGAACCGTTAGCCAGTTGCAAAGTTGCAACATTGTTAGTCAACTTGGACGAAATAACGCTTGCGGTGTCAAACCAAAGGAATTGATTGATTAAATCCTGAGAGGCTTGGCACACTTCCTCAACATCGGCATCAGAGTAAAGAGTGCCAATGCCTAAGTTGGCTCTAAGTTCGGCGACTGTTACATAACTCGCGGGCATCTCTTTATTCCTTTCCGTGTTAGGTAGGTCGGGCTACCGGGGCAAACCTAAGCCCGACCCACTACTGTTTTTTTGCTTAGGTTAGGTTGTACCGTTGCAAGCCGAGTGCCTGCTTGACTAGCGGTGTGAAGTAACCGTATAGCGCGACCTGGTACTCAAGTGTTGGCAGCACCTCGATTGAAAGCATGATGCGTGGAGACTCGTAGAGTCCGATTGCTTCAGGTGCGATCACGAAGGCCGAGTTATCGACTGCGGTTGCAACCATTTGGCGATCAACATAGAAGTCAAGCCCGCTGACATCGCCCCGTGCTGAAGTTGGTGTTACTTCGCCGCCTGCGTTCATGCCGGCATTAAATGGGCGTGGGTTGTAAATTGGGCGGCCAGTCGTATCGAGTGCGCCTTGCAATGTACTCCACCAAGACTTGCCAGTAACTAGGCTCTTGGCAAAAAATGATGTTCCAGTATAAGCATCAACGGATGCGGTGTTCATGTAAGCCTGAAGGCCAGCGAGAGTACCCGCCTGAACGCCTGCAAGAGTACCGCCAGCGATGATGCCAGCGATTGCAGCGGCGTTAGTTGCGAAATCGTAAGCCGCATTCAGTTCTGCCATGAGTTCGGTGTAGAACAATGGCGAGTCTGCGCCGTTGTCGATGATCTCTCGGCTGATGATCTGAGTGCCAGCGTACTTAACCTTTGTGCCTGTTAGGTAAGCGGTGACCATGCCTGTTGTGCCTTGAACGGCTTGTCCTTCAGTAGTTAAAACAACATCGGGCGCGGTGGTCAGTTTCGGGATGTTAAATGTCATGCCTTGCTTTGGTAGTGGCTTGGTGCCGCCACATGCCTCAATTGTAGGCCGACCAAAGTTGCGAGTGTTCGAAATAAATTCGTTCATGTAGGAGATGGGGCTGAATGCCGGGTTGGTTTGGAATGAGTCATTAGAGGCCTCGATGGAAAGTTCTCCCTCGGGTGTAAATGCCTTTGCAAAGATTGACTCAGTTTGACCGATGTAATCGCGGCTGGCGCGACCCTCGGCAGTATCCCAGTTGGCCTTTGCGTTCAAGGCATGCTTTAGATACGAGCCAGTTGAGTTAATTGGTGAGCGCACGCCGATTACTGTTGTTGTAACTTGTGGGCGTTCGACTCTTGCTTCCACATGAGAGGCTTCCACCGCTGGCGGCGCAACCTCTGCTGGTGGAGTTACTACCGCGGCTGATAGATCAGTAGTCACGGTTTCCTCGCTTTCTGTTGTGGGTGTGATTGCAGCCGCTTCGGATGCGGCAACTCTGGTGATTTCGCTAGTGGCAATAGCGGGTCGTTCGACATGGCCAACATGTTGCAGGTCGGCTGATGTAATTAAGACGGCATCATTTTGGCGTTCGTACTTTGCATTTATCACGCCAACACTAAATCCAGTCTTTAGATTTTCAGATGCAAGCAATAGCGCATCGGTGCCGCGAGTTGAGCCGCTGATCTTAAACCTCGCGTAAATACCATCAGAGGTTTCGCGCATGCTCATCATTCGCCCGATTGGCTTATCTTGTGAGTGTTCATCTACTAATTTAATTTTGGAAACATCATTTACTTTTATAGAACCTGAAGCAAAGATTGTGGCACCTGCCGATGTATTTCCTTTGACACCAAAGGCCACGATCTTGCCCTCTAGTATGCGAGTCTCAGCATCGAAAGCAACCAATTCACCGTTACCGAATAAAATCATTTCATCCATTGTTGCCGTCTCCTATCGCTTTTGGCAGTTGCGTAATGTTGTCGGATTTAACTAACCGCGGTGTGTTGTTTCCGCTTTCGGCTAGTCCTTCCAACTTTTGTGCTTCGGGTACATCGATCAAACCGAGCGAGAGCATTTTTTCAATTACTGTAAGCCGAGTCATTGGGTCGTTCTTTAAGAATGTCGCATCGAGTGCGAAGCGCACAACCTGACCGCGTGGGCAGATGTCATCCATGCTAAGTCTGTCCTCGATAGATGCAAGGAATGGGCGCAGCGACATGTCCACTAAGTCTTGGCGAACATCGACTCGGTTTTGATAAGTGTTGCTCGATGCATCGGCATCGGCATCAAGCCAAAACGCGGCAAGGTTGCAGAGTCTTGAAATCTGAGTTGCAAAGTATTGAATTGCCTCGTTGTAGAGCATGTCTTTTGGTGAGTATGAGTTCGGAATAAAATCTATGGTGCTAGTTAAGTATGATGTTGCACCGGACTTACGATTGCTACGCCAAGTATCTTTTAACCCTTGCACTTTGTCAGGCGATAAATCCGCGCCGCTATTTTTTAAGTGGCCAGTTGCTTGCGGGGTTTGCGCTGCGATAGTTGCAGCGTTCTGCACATCGATTGCACCGCGTAAGATTTGTACGCCGTTAGTTAGTAATCCATCGCCTGCAATAGACTGAATGGTGACGATGGAACTCACGCCGGAAGTTGGGCGTGGGTAACCATCGACTAAATAACTGAGCACAATCGTGCTGGTCTTGTTTACTTGTTGGCTAACGCGATCATTGGAAACCCATGCCATGTTTTGCGGTCTGCCGTCTGCGTACTCGCTCATCACTTCTAAATAAGCCTGCGGATAAAATAACAATGAGTCCACGAGCCATGAAATCGTTACGCTGCGCGGCTGGCGGTAATCTAACTGGTCAACCCACGGCGGCGGGGTTTCGATCTTTGCGCCTGTTTTCTTATCGAACAATTCAAGCGGTATCGTGCCGATAATTCCGCAGATCAGACCGCGAGCGCGAGCCATCGCTGGCACACTCATCGCCTCGGAACGAAGGATTGAACCGCCGAAACCTGTTCCAAAAAAGCCGTTAAAGTTTGTGCCGTAGTAATCACCCATAACGGGCGGTTGGTATTGGGCAGTTACAACGCTCTTATCTTTACGCGTGAATAATCCCATGAGCACATTTTTTCACAATGTCAAGCACATTCGGGGTATTTAATGGGTGTGTCTAACCCTAAACTTTAGGTTAATAGATTGCGGCTATTGCAAGCGGTTCGATCAACTTATGAACCACCATAGCCAGCGAGATCGGTGCGGAAACATCGCCGGAACTTGAACGCCTAACGATACGCCAACTAGAGTCGTTTTCTTTGGCAGCCACGGCATCCATCTGCTCGGTGAACTCGGGCTGGCCAGTATGGACTAGCCGACCTGCCACCATCGCATCTAATAAATCACCACATGCTTGGTAAAACTCTTGCCCCGATACATCCACACACATGACACCGCTGGCAGTAAGTCTTGCCGCGATTGTGGCGGTTGAGTAGTGGTCGAAGCACACATTTACAGGCATGTAAGTATCACACCAAGCCTTTATTTCGGCGGCAATCTTTAGGTCATCAACTGACACTTGCGACTTCCATTGAGCCAGCAACGCGATGCCAATGCGGCCATCTGGCATTATTTGGCCAGCAACAAGGCTCGCCGTACGCCGTGACCTAGCAACATCAAAGCCAAAGACAGTATGCGCACCGGGTACAGGTTTCCAATTCTTATCCGAGCACGCTTCCCACGCGCCATGAGGAAATGGGCTAGATAGCGAGTTCACCCATTGGCAAAGGTGCTCAGTCCTAAATTTTTCGGTGTCAAGGGTCGAGTAGGCTTCCATAAGTGCGGCCTCGGTGATGGTGTGGCCTAGCGATGGATTGGCATCTGCCCATGCTTTGCGGTTGGTCAATTTACCTCTAGGCGCGGCACTAAACTCATACCAGCCGAGTGATTTGGCAGGGTATGAAATGGCCGAGTCTCTCAAGCCATTTAGCACTTCGCTGAACGCATCGCCAGCGTTGGAAGTCATGTAAGTTTGCGAGTTTGGCCTTGAAATCGTGGTCGGCTTTGCAGCTGCGTACGCTAAAGGTGTGATCTCGCGTAACTCATCAATGAACAACAGGTCGGCGGTCTTGCCGCGCGAGCCTGATTTAGTCGCAGCGACAACCTCATACTTACCGCCTGCGATGGTGTAAAAGTAGTGCCTACCGTTGCCGAAATAGCCCACGCGGTCACGGTTTAACTTGACTTGTGCGCGTAGGAACTCATTGTCCTCGATAATCTCGCACACTAACCGGAACGTGTCCTCGGCTAAACCTCGATCAGATGACATGGCCAGCACTCGGGCTTTAGGGTTCCATAGAAACAACTCGGCCAAGATCCGCAAGGCGATTAACGCGGTTTTTCCGTTCTGCCGACTAATGAGTACCACCACCGACTTTCGCACATAATCCCCGGCAGCATCTACGGTAAGGAAGTCGTTTGCGATGTACTCCTGCCACGGAAATAAAGGCCAGCCACACTTAGTAGCGAACTCTGCGAACTCCTTGCCGCGAGACTCACCTTTAAGAGGCAGCGACATCACTCGCGGGATTGGGGTACCCGTCAAAATTTTCTTTTTACTTATCGGAACTAAATCGCCCATCATTAGACCTCTTTAGATTGTCGTGGTGGCTCGAATGGACTCATTGGACGGCTTGTGGTGGTCATCAGAGAGAGATTGGATTG